CTGCCGCTTGACCTTTAGTATGCTGACTTTTAGCAGAAGATCCTATAGCTTCGCAAAGTGCAACTGATCTATAACCAGAAGATATAGAAACAGGTAAACCATAATAATCTCTTAAAGGTTGTAATATTTTTTCACAGAGTATTTTTAAATTTTCTATATGTGTTTCGTTTGGAATATTTTCTATTCCAAGTCTTGTTGCTTCCTGAGACTTTGTTAATTCATTTAATGTAAAACTTTTACTTAATTCCATTTTAATAAAAATATGTATAATATGTCCAAACAGCTATGTTGAAAAGTAATATTGCTTCTATCATTTATTATTTCTTAATTTATTTATAACCTCAATAACATGTTTTTCATACTCTTTATTTGTAGAAAAACTATCTAATGCTTTTGCCATTTTTATAGGATCTCTATTAAATGACATATCTCTAGCTTTTCTAAATTCTGCATACACTTGTTTTGTATTTAAAATTTCTATGTAATACTTAACAGAATCACATTTAGTTTTAAACACTCTTACTCGCCATTCAATATGATCTTGTTGTCTATAAGGTAACATACCTTCTTTAGACCATACCCTTATACCAAATAAATTGTTTCCTTCAATAGCAAATCGTGATGTTCCATAGTTAGATTCAACTATAGCTTGAGCTATTATAAGTTCTGTATTTATATGTTTACTTGTAGGAATGTCAAAATTGAGGTAAGCGATACACTTTTTAAGGGAGGTGATGAATTCTTCGTTATTATGATATTCAAACCTCGGGGGACCAAATCCTAGGCTCTTGGCCCAGGCGATAATGGCGTTCTCTGTCTTCTTCTTTGCAACTGGATTCGGAAAGAATGTACCTAATAAGAAGGCTAGTATAGCTATTATTAAATATTTCCAGATTGTTATAATCCTTGTTGTCATAGCATTTACAGTGATTTAATAAGCAGCATCCAACTGCTAGGTTGTTAATACAATTAATCTTGTTTAACTTCTTTGATTCTTTTAACACCATGTTTATCTACTTCTACAATGGCTTTTACTTCTTTACAACTCCATGAAGTAACATTTGGATTACCATCACGTTCTACTTTTCTTTTTTGTTCTAAGCAATCTGCAACATTTGCTTTAGGAGAATATCCCTCTAATTTACCATTCATATACATTAATAATGCAAACACGACTTCTACCATTATTTACCTCTAAGCGCATCTAATTCTTTTTCTAATTTATCTATCTTCTTTTCAAGATGTTGAATTACAACTTTAGTATGAACATTTTCTTCTAATTGTTTAGAATGTTTATCCAAAGCTTTAGCTTGATATTCAATTAACATATACATCTCCTGATTCTTAGGAGTTTGATCTGCTTTCTTAAGAAGATCTTGAGCCATTAACTTTTCGTTAGTTTCTAATCTATTTAATCTTTCAACAATACCAAAATAAGTCCATACCGCTACAACAATAGCAGATACAATTGCCACTATATTTTTAACTGGCAATGATACGTTTGTTTGATCACTTAATTTAAATTCACTACTCATTTATTTTTCTTTATCTATTATATCATAAAAAAAGTTATCTGTGTCATCTGTAATTAATCCTTTATTTTCAACGTTCCAAATTGTAGTTTGCACTTTATAATCTGGTACAGATGATGAAGTAGTAAAGCTAGGGATACTCCACAAAATACGATTGTTAGGCATAATTGCGTAATTACCGTTATCAAGAGCCAAAACATGTCCGCACTTATGTTGATCAGGAATTTCGGAATGTTCAGTATCAATGATATTACTTTCTGGATGTGCCCAATCCACAGTGAATAAATATTCTCCATGATATAATTTATTTTTAGTTTTGCTAAAATATTTACAGCGTTGTCCTTTTAAAAAATCAAAAACAGTAACACTAGGATAATAACTAAATGAATTCCATAGCTGAAGATCTTCGAGATCTTGATGTTCCATCTCTCGTTGATGCAAAGTACTGCCGCTTCCTCTTTGAATAAAAGCAGAGATAGGAAGTCTCCAATAGACTGCACCGTTCGTAAGTAAACAATGAAACAAGAGTGCACGGCCGCTAATACTCCCCAAACCAAATACCACGCAGTCTTCAGTTTCTCCTTGATGCTCTCGTAAGTCATATAGATATTCTTTCCTTATCTTGCAATAGATAGGCGGGATATTAGCATTTAAATAAGACATTGCAAGCTTAACATTTCCATCTACGTCTTGCTTGTCTTAATCTAGAATTAGGGTCTTTTGCTGCTTTTGGGAACATTTTCATTTGTCCAGCAGATCTTGCACAATATGATTTTCTTCTAGCAGCTCTTTTTGGTCCTGGTTTATCTTCTGTAACAGCTGTAGTTAATTTTGAACCTGGGTTCATTCTTCTATAAGCTTTAACTCCAGCTTCTGTCATTCCTGCACCAGATTCTGTAGACCTAAAATTCTTTTTATTTCTTGCAGGCATGCCACCTTTTGCAAGTTCTTCTTTTTTTTCTTCTTTTGGTTTTGAATTAGTTTCTGATGATTTTGTTGCTTCTTTTAATTCAGCGTGACCTATAGGATTATATTGTTGATATAGATTTTCAGCTTCTGTATAACCTGGTTTTCCGTAATAAGCAGATGTGTATATTGATGATCCACCAATAGAAAATTTTTTAACAGCTTTACCTGTTCCTCTTTTTTGAGAACCAAAGCCAGCCATTTAATTATTACTCAGGTTGTGGTTGATACATTGGGCCTGGACCCGAATATTTGTCTGTAAGTAATGTTACTGCTGCAATGCTAGTAAATGTTGAAACGTAAATTCCTTGTGGAAATATAATTCCATCTTCTGGAAAATTTAAATTAATGATATCTCCTGTTGGAACATCTGCTACAAATAAAGTTGTACCAGTTGCACTTCCTGTTTTTAATTCAACAGTTCCTGTTCCACCGCCTGATGATGAAACTATAATTCCTCTTAATCTTATTGATGGAGCGATTACTACAGTTGATGTAGCCGCTGTAATTCTTGTTGCTTGAATATCTGATTTAAAACCCATAATGCTCCTATTGTACCTAAAAAATACTGGGGCGTAAAGACGCCCCAGTATAATAATTAGTTCTTATGCTCCTGCAGAACCGAAGATTCCTCTAGGGTCAGACCAGCCATAGCTGTATCTTTCTCTAGCTTTGAATCTAACGTTTCCAGTATCAAAATCACCTTCGATTGCCGTTTTAATTGGCGATCTTACAAAGTGTTTTAATCCATTTGGTGCGTCAGTCATGATGAAAAATGCATCAGTGTCTGTTAAGAAATGGTTAACTCTGTAACCTTCTGGGATCATTCCCATATTTAACATAGCGTTGATGTCGTTTTTCGCGAACGCGTTTGAACCACCTGGAGTTGTTGATAAAGGAGTTCTTAAGATTCTCTCAGCAGTAAATTGTAATTCTTTTGGAATTATCAATTTTCTACCTTGTAGAGCAACTTTTAGACCTCTTTCGTCTACAAATGCAGCAATATCGATTAGAGATTGCTCAAGTGATGTTTCTGATAAGTCAGCAGCAGTAGAAAGTATATTTCTAAACGTTCCACCGTTAGCAAGAGGGTGATCTGAAGCTAATAAAGCTTTTCCGTCACCACCTGTGTAAGACGCACTGAAACCATTGTTTAAGATGTTAGCCGCAATCGTTTGCTTAGTTTGCGACATTGATCTTGCCAATGCTCTAGTGTATCTCGCAGCAAGTCTATCATACAAGTTATCTTCAATAGCTTCCTCAGTAATCGCGAATGCTAAAGCAATCGTGTTATGAGTGTATCTAGAAGTGTATGCTTCTGTAGCATTATCAAATACTACTGGTGCACCTTCTTGTTTGATTTCCGCGCTTGCAAATCCTGATAACATAACTTCTTCTTCGAAAGCTCGATCTGAAGTTTCTGTTACAAAGATTTCTGCATCTTCGTTATCGTATCTGTTGTATTCCAGGCCGAATAGTGCATTCAATCCTGGCTCTAGTTCTTTAACTAGTTGTGATCGTGATATAGCCATAATTTATCTCCTATTATACGCCTGTTTGGTTTTGTTTGTAGAAGTGATTATTAATTCTCACTACTATGTTAGCGTTAGACGTTGCTACATCGCTGTTTAAAGGATCTTGCGATATATCAATTGCCATTAACGGTAACGTGTTCGTAGTATTAGCAGTTGAGCCATCTAACTGAACTAAAGATATTCCAGTTTGAGTGCTACCTGTTACGTTTACTACGTCATAGTTTAAGAACAGACCTGCAATAGCAACTGTGCCGCTTGCATTGATTTCATAAACCGTGTCTGGACCATCAATTACGAACGCTGTAATGTCTGAAGCGTTTGTGCTTGCTGGATAATAATTTTTCCAAGTCGGTTTTTGAGTTGTTGGGTCTGTATAAAAGCAACCATTGAAAACACCCACAACAGAGTTAGTAGTTCCAGCAACATATCTTGTGATTGTTCCAGCAGTAGTTGGTATAACCAAATCTCCTTGGAA